ATTATATATCACTTTTAACTAGAGGTCAAGTAAAATTTAATTTATCTATCCAACCGGTACCTAGAAGTGGTCCTGCTATTCGATCAGAATGTGCTCTAAGTCGATTCCATTCTTTTAATAAACTTTTATCTCGAGTGTGTACAGCAGTCATCTTCATCATTCTCAGCATATTAGAATATTCCGAAAGTTGATTGATAACTGGAGTAAATGTTTTTATTCGAAAACGATCTTGATTGGCCAACATAAATGTACTAAACAACGCTTCATGCATAAACGGAAAGTGATCCATATCATTCTGGTCACCATGTATCACTTTAGTATTATGAAGATCCTGAGTTGATTGACTTAGATATGGAAGCACCGAAGTATATCGTTCTATTAATTCAAACCACTCGTTCCAAAATTCTCGAGTTCCTAAAAAGTAGCAGCACCATCCTACATGATCGGTAGCCATGGGTTGATATACCAGATCAGGATCGAGCCCAATAGCTGGTAATAATTCTTTAGAAATTTCCAATAATAACGGATTAAACCAATGTCCTTGTTCCCATACATTATAAGTTACTGTTTCCAACTCAGCATATGGATTAAGAATATAAACATCATATCCGGGATTGTTAGCAACATGGTCCATAATGGTTTGAGGGTTGAGCATTATTTTATCTCTCCATCTGTAGCTAATTAGTCCCCAAACATCGAGCTCTTTTTCAACAGCATCCTGATAGCAATTTTTTAAGATTGGATATTCTCTTAGATGATTTAAAGGGTTACCAATATTACTCATTGGAGAAAATTCAGGATCTAACCTTGGTATTTGAGACTCTTCAAAGTAAGATTGATAAATTTTAAATTTCATAATAATTAAATTACTTCGTAATCCTCTTTGCCGCATCCACATTCTGGGCAAGTGAAATCATCCGGAAGTGTATTCCAGGTGCCTTCGGTTTCATCATCGTGGATGTGGCCGCAGACCACGCATACATGTGTTTCATTCATTATAGTTTCTCCAATTGTTGTTGATATGCGGCAGCATGACGTCGCTCAACCTTCTTCAATGCACTAAAACGTTTCTGTGCTCGCGACAAAGTTGTTTTAAATTTGTCATCCATTTCTTTGAGATGCATTTCAAAAGCATCAGCATGTTCTTTACTTTCCTCGATCTGTTCACGAATTTCTCTCGCAGCTTCTTGAGCACCTTCTAAGAGAGCATCTGCTTCCATAGCAGGGTACATGACTGTAAACTCTTGAGTTTCGCCTTTGATGGCCATTTTTAGACATTCTTTAGTAGTTGTTTTACCAACTAGTAATTCCAAATGACCCCAAGCGTGTAGCAGCTCTTGATCAGCTGTGTGTTCAAAATGTTTGGCAACATCTTCATAACCTTCCTCCCTTGCGATCTTTGCAAAATAACGATATTTGACATGTGCTTGGCTTTCACCGGCAAATGCTGCCTCTAGGTTTTTAATTGTAATAGACATATAGTCTCCTTGTAAAATAATATTGTACTTTTATTTACTATAGAAATCAACTATAAAATGACATTTTTCAATTGTAAATTCCTATGACCTCTATAGTCATAAAAATAGGCTCCGAAGAGCCTATTGCTATTTTTGGTTACAAGGTATAACTACCTCGCTATTAGGCGTTTGCGGCCAATAGGAATGTATCGTCGTTTGCGATTACTTTTTTTGTGTCTTCAGCCGGGAATCCCCAACCCTAACGGCTTCTACATTGCCGAGTTGTCCATTTCTCTACTCTTGACTCAATCGATCCTGTGTCATCCCCATCAGAAACAGTCTTGTATATGAATGCACTATGGACTTATAACATATGACCCAAACTGCTTATGGTGGAGATGTCGGGCACTGCCCCCGAGTCTTGAATCTTTTTCAATCTACTTCATACAACAATAACTCTTATTTAACACACATAATGAAAGAGCACTTGCATACCTTCTAGGGCATATACAACCCGTCTACGACAATACAGCCTTGCTTCTCTTTCCTGACCCAGGCTTCTCAGTGTGTGTTAACGATAATAACAGGTGCGCTCACGATAGACTTGACCATCGGGCATTTGGATTTCTTTCCAACCTGAACAAACTGTCTGTGGCTGAACAACTACTGGTTCACGCTGGATGATCACTTGCGGTTGTTGTGGCTGATTTTGATTGGCAATGGCAGCACCAACTAACCCGCCAATTACCAAGGGAATCAGAACATCAGTGTTGCTATGTTGTTCTACAATAACTGGACGAGGATAGTGATAGCGATATTCGCGATAACCATCTGCCTGGGCAATGCTCGTTAGTGAAACTAGAATACCTAAAGTTAACAATTTTTTCATATCTATATTTGTAAATTAGTGACGGACTCCGTAGGGCGTGTTGTGCCTCCGCCTAGCCTTACAGCCTTCCACTGCAACAATCTACTACGTAGATTTACCCCTACCAGATAAAATTATTTAGTAGCGACTTGAAGCTAAGTATACAAGGAATTCTAAGATATGTCAATTAGATATTGGATAAATCGTAAAGACCGATTACTCCAGGACCTTTACAGTTTTTATCATTCATAAATGTACAAACTTGCCCGCGATTTCCTGCGCTGTTAAAACTAATATGATGCCATGGATTTTTGGTTCCTGTAGTTTTATATTCTAATAAAAATTGATCATATGGAACATTATCTCGTATCCACTGTGCTCTTGTAAAATATTCAGCTTTGCTTGCTTGACTATATTGTATATCACACGCCATACCTAGCGGATGTTGGCTAGTGCTCGCCCCTACACCTTTTTGCCTGAATGAACAAGTCATAAATGCGTCTGGATATTGATTTTTAATTGGATCAAAACAATTCTTAACCAAGTTAGCTAGATTTTGTATTACTGCCTCCACAGTTGTACCATTCTGTGGAGCAATTGTTGCTACATCATATGGGAACACAACTCCGGGCTGCTTGGTAACTGTTTTAACATAATATTTAATACCTGTTAATGGGCTATCATACAGTAAAGTATTATCAACCACAGTGTCGGCTATTACAGTAGTAGCAGTTGTTCCACTTCGAACAGCGCCGGGCGCAGCATCTGAGTTAGCAGCATTGGCGCCGGCTTGGCTACCGGCAATTATGTCAGCTTGACTAATTGTTCCGTTAGCAATTAATTCGGCAGTTCTAGCATCCACCGAAGCCTCGTCAGTATTACCTTCAGTTTCTTCCTGTACTGCTAGATCAGTTGAAAAATGTGGTCCTGTAATAAATGCCGAAATTGCCGCAGCAGTGGAACTGGCTATTCCATCCTGCCACAGCGCCACCGGTACTCCGTTGACGTACACATTTCCACTATGATAAACATCCTTAACTTCGGCTAATCCGCTATTACCTTGACTCGTTCCACCTGATATATAAGGCATACTACAATCTCCTAATACAACATTTAACGGAGAGCAATGCCTGTAGTACCTTCAACATATTGTGTAGCCGCTTCTTTCTTGCTTGCCACAATAAAGAATGTATTAATCTTTTTTACAGTGATGCTGTCATCTTTGCCCAAGAACACCCACGGAATCATGCCAAGTCCCTGTCCATTCATGGTCAATGCCAGTGGACGACTAATGGTAACACTTTCGGCATCTTCAGATTCAAAACGAGCAATGATTTCGTCACCATTGACCAATTTGATACTTACTATATCTCCATCGGAGAAATCTTTCTTTAAATTTAATAACATATTCTATCCTCTTTTTATTGCTGATGCTAATTGCGTAACTTCGCTTTTACGCCTGTTGTTTTCTCGTACAAGAACTTCGACCTGTTGATTTAATTTACCAACATAACTCAACAATACTTTTACTTGTTGTTCTAAGTCGGCAATCTTTTTATCTTTCGGATCAATCATCTTTCGTTGGTAGTTCGCACAAGGCCTCTAAAGTCTTGTAGTGATTGTATGCTTTTTTCAATGCGGCAAAATGTTCTAGTTTATCTGGATCTGGTACAAGTATGGACAATCGTTTGGATATTGTTTCCATAAACTCTGCAAGATCCTGGCCGTTGATTTTAACCTTGCCCGCAAACTCTGCATCACCAGTGACCTGTAATGTGCTAGGTTTTGATGGGGTGGTAAAGCTACCACCCCAAGTATTATTAGTAGTGGTAATATAGGGTCCATTTGATCCTACAGCACCAATTCCTGTATTATAACTAGGATACGGCCCTAGTATATTGCCTGATAATGTACTATTCCAAACATCTGCTGAATTTATAGTTATTGTATTAGAATCGTCTTTCCAAAGATCTGTAAAATCGTCGATTATGGCATCGATAGTTGTATCAAGCTCAAGGGAGTCTTTTTCTTTCATTGTAGGAATGCCTTCAATTCAGTAAATCCACCAACTAGTTCATCTTCAATAAAAATTTGAGGAACAGTTCGTGCGGTAGGTACAGCTTCTAGTAATTCTTCTCGAGTATATCCATCACCGATCTTGCGTTCTTCAATGACATATCCTTTTTGTTTTAGCAATGCCTTGGCTTGATCGCAGTAAGGGCAATGATATTTGCTCCAGATAATAGCTTTAGTCATTTTTTATTTTCCTTTATATAAGTTTACTTAATTAAAATTTTAATGTCAACATAAATATTAGTGTAGTTCGCGATACTGGACATATCCAACTACTCTAACGCTATGAGGAGCATCAGCAATGTATTTACACTTCTATGTCTATGCCTACTTGAGAAAAGATGGTACACCTTACTATATTGGTAAAGGTTTTGGAAACAGGGCATATATTCAACACAGGACTAAAAGGGGCGGAGTTCACACACCGACAGATGCATCTCGAATAGTATTCCTCGAAACTAGCTTATCCGAACTTGGGTCATTTGCCCTTGAACGCAGATATATTCGATGGTATGGTAGACAAGATTTAGGAACAGGCATATTAAAGAATAGAACTGACGGAGGGGAAGGTGCTTCTGGTGCTGTTAGATCTAAAGAATACAAAGAAAATCTTAGTAAATTATATAAAGGTAGAAAGAAATCTATAGAACATATAGAAGCTGTTAGAATTGCAAGATTGAACAGTCCTAATACCAAAGGTCATACAGCGTGGAATAAAGGATTACCTAGCCCAATGAAAGGAAAAGAACTTGGTCCTAAAGAACAAATCACTTGCCCTCATTGCAATAAAACCGGAGGATCAAATGCTATGCACAGATATCATTTTAACAATTGTCGATTTATAGATTTGGTAGTTCGTCATAATTAACACTGTCCGACATTACGCCGATAACATAGGAAGTGGATTCCGTTTCCTGCAGAGCAGACTGTTTTTTATTTAAATTTATATGTTTATTAAACCATGGGATAGGGCTGCTACGTGGGTGCTCTTCGGCGTACTTGATACCAATGTCCTTTAGACGAGTAAATGCTGTATGATCCACAAAATCTTTTAAGATAGTGGCATTAAGTCCGATTACAGGTCCTTTCTTGAACAAGTAATCTGCCCAGGCTTTTTCTTCAGCAATGACTTCCATATACATAGCATATACTTCCTCGCGACATTCTTCAACCAAATTGGCAAAATCTGTATCGTCCTTGGTCACATTGTTAATTAACCAAGCAGTCCATTCTGCATGTAGCAATTCGTCTTGAAGAATCAACGAGATGATGTTTCCGTTTCCGATGTAGATTTTGTTTTCGACCATTGCGAGCGAAGTGGCGAACGAGACCATGAAGCGGAATGCCTCGAGTGCATAACTCGCATGTAATGCCAACCAAATTGCTCGCTTGTGAGTGTGGAGATCAATCTCTTCACCACATTCTTTGCGGCAGTTAAGAACATGTAATGCTTCATAATATCTCCCAATGCTAGCTGCCATATTTACAATTTCGGTTGTATCATGGATTTTATTGAATTCATCTTTTGGCACGCCATACACATTACGAATAATATGACTGTAGCTTTTGCTGTGAATATTTGTTTCAAAGAAACTCCAATTGCTGACCAGTGCTTCCAACTCTGGAATACTGATCACAGGACCAAACACTTGATTAGGTGCCCTACCTTGAATACTATCTAATGCTGTTTGACGCAATAGGTTACTAGTGAAAATATGTTTGACAGCATCTGAGGATTCTTTGTGATCCATCTTGTCTTTGGTAAGACTGATTTCTTCAGGAACCCAAAAAAATCCACGTGCTAGTTCTTCGTACTTTTGAATCTTGGGATATTTAACTTCTTCAAATCGTTGTACTGTAACTGGTCCGGCTGGATCTAGAAACATTGTTCGTTTGAGATAGTTCGTTTGTTTTGTTAAGTTATATTGTTCTTTTGACATTAGTTTTCCTTGGTTTGTTTATAATCTGTTAATATAAATCCTAGTCTATCTCTGGCAGGACTGGTGTAAAATTCGTCCTGCCAAACAGGTATAATGGTACTAGCATCATGATTAGCAAAGTCGTCATTGTATCTGAAATGTACTTCAATAACTTTATCTCCCACTACCTCCACATTAAACCATTCGTATTTGTCTGCGACAGTTTGAAGTATTTCGGGCAATTTAAACTCTTCATCAATTTTTGTCCAACGACTAAACCTGTCTAGGCGTTCTGGGTTGGTTCTTAATCCTTCAACTGCTAATGTTTGTTTACCCCAGTGATAATCAAAACTCAAATGACGCCCAGTAAATATTTCACACCAAAAATAACCGTCTGGAATTGAATCTGAATCAAGATATTGTATTGTAGCACCAACTGACATCATTTTTAAATTCATAATAGGCCGCACTACATACTTTCCTGGCATCGGTAGCATACCTGCAGGACCGCACACATAACCTAATTTTTTTGATAGTATCAATTTATCTAAACACCAAAGATCGTCTACAGCGACATTATCAAATACATCTACGTCACTAATCTGAAGTACAGCAATCATTTAATATTTCTCATTTGTAATTTGCCATTTAAAGTTTGCAAGCTTCACAATCCTCATCTTCAATTTCGTTATATAATAAAATATTATCCGCGGCATTGATAGATGATACAGTAGCGACCGAATTTGTATTTGTAACATTGGCCTTGGCACCCACTTTGTTTATGAGACTGTAGTAAATTGTCTTCAAGCCCCATTTGTATGCAAGCATTAAATTTTTAGCAATCAATGTTCCCGGAACTTTACGATCCTTTTGTGGATCAGTGCTGGTAAAATGTGCAGGATTGTAGAACGTATTTGTTGATAGACTTTGATCAATGTATGCAGCTAGCACAGCACTGGTCTTTAAGTAGTCAACACAATCTTTTTGATCCCACATCAACTGATAACGATTCTTTAGACGTTTATACTCTGGCACGACTTGTACAAACGATCCAGCTTTCGATTCCTTAACAGAAATCAATTCCATCGGCATTTCAATTCCGTTAGTGGAGTTTAACACAACCGAGCTGGACTCGACTGGTGCCACGGCCATTAAAGTAGCATTACGAATTCCGTACTGCTTCATGCGGGCACGTAATGGTTCCCAATCTAGACTAGGTGTAAAGTCTGTTAGTTCGTTTACACCTTCTGCACGACGTTCCCAAGGGAATACTC